ATGGGAATCAAGCAATATGATGCAGTGAATGGTAGTCAGCAAGTTCTTGTGTTTGATGAAAGGCGTGTTGGTAAGATTGTGAGCAATATGGGAGTCTTGGCTGCGAATGCTGATGCTCTGCAAGCTGTAAGCGAAATACCACATGACTATTATCAATCAGCTATCTTTACGGGAGATGGAACCACAAAAACATTTACAGGTACACTTTCTGGAGCTCCATTCATTCCTAGCACTTTGGTTTGGACTGAGTATCTTCCTGCTGCGGCTGGTCCTCCTGTTGTAATTGCCGGAACGCCTGCTGGAGTAGTAATAACAGACAATGGTGTAGGAGGGTTAACTGGCCCAGGGGTCGCAAGCGGTTCTGTGAACTATGTAACTGGGACTTATACAATAACTTTCACTGCTGCGCCTGCCTTGGGTGTATATGTTGATAGCACGACAGGAATCTATGGTAACTTGTTCACTGGTGGCATTTCGAATTTCTTTTCGCTAACCAATTATCAATTCAAAGCGTTCTTTTGCAATGATGTGGACCCAATCTTCTATTATGACGGGACTTCGGTTCATTATCTAAATACAAGTCTCGAAATACAGGTAATCACTTCTTCTGGTGGTGTTCCAGGTAACTATGACATAACGACTTGCCTACATGTGTTTACCAATCGTGAACGTCTTCTTCTGATTTCTCCTACGGTAGATGGAGTTCAGGCTGTCAGCACGATTTATTGGTCATTGGCTGGAAATCCCCTTGTTTTTACTAACGATGAATTACTTCAGGCCCCAACAAGTGAGCCTATCCGCACTATTGGGTTTATCAACTCGGACTTGGTTGTTCGTTTTTCCAATTCTGAGAGAGTTTTTCGCTATACCGGTGATGCTTTCAGTCCTTTCCGTTTCGATAGCACAAACAACGTATGGGCTTGTGATGCTCCTTATTCTTCTATCAATTACGACTCATGGTTTAGCTCTGTGGGCCGTCCTGCGATTGTAGGCTCTGATGCTGTGAATGTGAAGCGTGTCGATGAGATCATTCCTGACTTCACTGATCCTTATGATTTGAATGAGCAGATGCCCGTGCCATTCATGAATCAGACTTCGATCATACAATGTTATGGGGAAAGGTTTGATGACATAAAAGAAGGCTGGCTTTGCTATAACAGTCAACCCAATGCCGAAATGACTGTACAAGCTTCGGATAACATACTCGCATTCAATTATCTCGATTCAACCTATGCCGTATATTCATTTCCTTTTAGTTGTCTAGGTTTTGGTCGAATCATCAATGTACCTACTTGGGGAACAACTTTTACTGAATGGGGCGATGATTTAAATACATGGGGTTCGTATCAAAACACTAGTAATGCTCTGATAGATCTAGCTGGAGACCAGTATGATCGAGTGTATAGTTTAAACAATTCAAACACTCAAACGAATGTCGTGGGAAGTAAGATACCTGTGTTGATGAGTGTGATTTCGAAGAACTTTAATCCCTTTGTGGAGCAAGGTCAACTATGTCGTCTCGGCTATGTAGATCTGTTGGTTACGGCGAATAGCAACACCACACTGAATGTGCAGTTTTACATCAATGATCAGTTGTATGTCGATAGCAATGGTAATCCTGCGGGTTTCTACCAAGATACGCAATTGAACTTTGTCACTACCGATGCGATGAGTCCTACAACGAATCAATCTAAGGTGTGGAAGCGCATTTACGTAGGTTCTGTGGCTAAGTTTCACACTGTACGTTTTTATCAGAACTATACACTTGAAGATGAGTTAGACCAGCCGATTTATATACATGCGATGGTGCTCTATATGAAGCCTGCCGGAAGGATATTCAACTAATGTCAAGCCGCTTTACATGGAATAACTAATGGGCAAACTACAACCTAACTTTAGCTGGCAGAAGTACGAAGGCAATCCAGAAGATCAGAAGGAGCAATTCCAGTACCAATTGCAGCAGCAACATGTTGTCGTGGCTAATTCTGTGAACGCTACGATTGATGATGAGAGTTACTTCAACAGAGCGCGCATGACATCTTTTACCTGGACTGATGGGCAAGCGATATGGACCAAGACGATAACAGGAACGATTACTACCTCACCAATGACAGTAGCGCATGGTATACCTATAATTTATCAGTTGGTGCGATTGTATGGAACGGCTCAGGATGCACAGCCGGTGAGCGTTTTTGGGTTTCCATTGCCGTTTCTAGATTTAGTGTCAGCGAATAATGGTATCGAGATTTACATAGATCCTACGAATATCAATTTAGTGTCACCGAATAACACATGGGTCGGTTACCAGTTTAGCGTGACCATAGAATATACCATCAAGGGAGCGTAATATGCCAAGTTTTAAGGATATGGTCTTAGGAACTAAGGGAAAGATCAAAAAAGCAAAGACTATAACGCCCGAGCAGGAGCAATTAAAAGCATTAATAGATGAAGGGCTTACAAAGGGTACAGGTCCATTTGCTGACATTTTTGGGCAGTTTAATGAACAGGAATTCGAAAAAGGCATTACGCAGCCGGCACTAAAGAATTTCCAAGAGAATATTTTGCCACAGATACAAGAGAAGTTTATCGCAGGCAATCAGGTATTAGGTTCAGGAATGCGTCGTGGTCAGTTGAAAGCCGCAGGAGATCTACAATCGCAACTTGCAGGTCTAATGTACCAAGCACAACAAGGTCAGAAGCAAAATAGACTGGCTGGTCTTCAAACACATCTTGGATCGAAAGACGTTGAAAACATTTATAAACCGCCAACGAAAGGTATATTGCAGGGAGCAGTAGAAGGTTTAGCACATGGGGCTGGAAGTGCGGCTGGTGGGGCAATAGCAGGTTAACGAAGGCAACTAGGAGTAGAATAAATGGTCACAATACTACCGGCAGAAGAAGGATGGGGAGAAGCGTTCTCAAGATTCGGAGCAGGCTTGACTCAAGGTTATACTCAGCGTTCAGATGAAAATGCAGTCCAGAAAGCTATCACAGATTTAGGTGATAATCCTTCAGCACGACAAATACTGGATGCGCTCACAAAGACAAAGACTTATTCTCCAAAAGCAAAACAAACTGCGTTGCAAAACTATCTAGGATTAGAGAAGTTTGACGAATTGAAGAGACATGCAAAAGAACAAGAAGCAATTGGAAAAGCAAAAAACACTATAGCTGAAGCACAAGAAAATCGCGAAACCACTAAAGCTACTACCGAAAGAAATAACATAAAAACAATTGTTAATCAGTTGGACTTGCCAGATGAACAGAAAGCTGAACTTGGTGAAACAATCTCTCAAAATGCGGCCGAATCTCTTTTAAAAGATCAATTAAAGCCTAAAGATGAAGCAAAATTGACTCCGTTTCAAAAGAAAGTGCAAGAAAAAAATGCTGATGAATATATCAATCTCTCAAAAGAAATTCCAAAGATTGAATCGACTCTTGGGGATATTGCCTATGCGCGCAAGTTATCTGATGAACTTGGAGTATCAGGAGCTGTTTTAGGTGCAGCGGGTCTATCTGGTAAAGCTAAAGAACTTGAAGGAGTTAGTTTTACTTTGATGGAACCAATTGTGAAGATATTCAACCCATCTGGACCTATTGCTCAACAGAAACTGAAGATGATTCAAGATAAGTATGTAATCAAGGCTAGTGATGCTCCTTGGACCAAGAAAGCTAAATTAGATGCCTTAGAAAGATTCGCAAAGCAGGCATTGAATCGTGCTCAACAAAAGATGGCATTGATTAAACAATATGAAGGTAATCCTCCTGAAGATGTCATTGATAAGTTCGACAAAGAATCTGATACACTCTCCGATGCTATGATTGATTATGACTTAGTGGGTGAAGAAGTGAAAGAAGAAGGCATGCCAAGTCCTACTGATTTCAAAGGCAAAACAGTAACCTCTCCAGATGGCAAGAAGTATTTCAGTGACGGAACAAGATGGGTGAAGAAATGACAGCAGCTTTACCTCCAGGATGGACAATAGATGAAGAACAACCAGAAAGTAAATTACCTCCAGGATGGAAGGTAGAAGAAACTCCTGCGCGTCCTGCTGAAGTAAGAGATGTTGTTGGAGAAGAATTAGTAGGCCAAGGGATTGAAGATGAGAATGAATTTGAGCGCGCTGCTGAATTAGGAACTGCTGAAGCTACACGTGGATTATTATCTGGTGCAACATTTGGTGTGACTAAACATATTCCTGGATTGAAACCGGGTGAGAATCCAGCTGCGACTACTGGTGAGGTGATTGGTTCTTTACTTCCTCTTAGTGGGCTAATGTATGTATTCGAGGGACCAGTCACAAAACTAGCTGCCAAAAGTCCTATATTTCAAAGGCAGATC